TTAGAAATGAAAAAAATAATAAATAATTATAGCACAAAGAACGCATTGGAAATCAAGGACTTAGATGAAACCAATAGAAGCGTTGCAATATATTTGGCTGCCTTCAATAACGTTGACTCAGATAATGACGTCATTAAAAAGGGAGCGTTTACTAAGTCAATCAAAGAAAGAGGAATAGAAACTGAAACCAATAGAAAGATAGCGTTCCTCAGGTATCACGATTGGGAACACCCTATAGGTAAATTTACGCAACTTTACGAAGATGAAAAAGGTTTGTTTGCAGTTGCTAAATTAGGCAATAGTACAAAAGGTCAGGACGCATGGAATGACTACAATGACGGCATAATCAGGGAACATTCAATCGGCTTTCAATACGTAGAAGACAAAGTAAATTGGATAGAAGACAAAAGCATGGAAAAAGAAGGGTTTTTTGAAGTCAAAGAAGTCAAACTTTACGAAGGTTCTGCAGTTACATTTGGTTCTAACTCAATGACGCCAACATTAGCAGTAATTAAACAAGAAGAAAAAGTAGATAGGTCTGTAAAAATTATGAAGCAGATAGACACGATTACCAAAGCAATTTGTAATGGGCAAGGAACAGATGAACGCCTGTACGAATTAGAAATGAAACTAAAGTACCTACATAACGAGTTATTAATACTTATTCAACATGAGCCGTTTGATGTCAAACATTCAGTTAAAAGTGAGCCATTAGTCGTTAACAAGTACGATTGGAATACAGTAATTAACAATTTAAAATTTAACTAATTAAAAAGAAAATGGAAGAAAATTTAACCCCTGAACAAGTTGTAGAAAAAATTTCCAACTCGTTCAACGAAAAAATGTTAACGCTACCTACAAAGGAAGACGTTGACGCATTAAAATCTGATGTAGACTCTCTGAAAGGATTGAGCGAAAAAACAGCAGATATCAACATGTCTATTGCTAAGTTTGAAGGCAAGTTAGAAGCAATGGTAGAAAAAGGTTTTGCACCTCAAATTACTAAGAATGTTGGAGAGCAAATTACAGACGCTTATATGCCGAACTTAAACACGCTTAAAAAAGGCGAGTCATTAGAGTTAGAAGTAAAAGACGTTACAATCAATACAGACTACCAACAGAACGGAACAGGTGGTACACCTATCTTAGGTTTTGGATATGCTTTGCAGACATTAGAAGCAGGCGTATCACGTATGGCTCGTCCTCGTATACGTTTAAGAGACGTTATGAACGTTGGTGCAACCTCGTCTAAATTTGTAACTTATATTAGCCAAACTGTAAAGACTTCAGCAGCAGCAGTTGCAGAAGCAGGATTGAAACTTGAAGGAGACATATCGTTTGCTGAAATCTCAGTACAAGTTAAGAAAATTGCAGGTTACATTAAAGTATCAAAAGAAATGCTTGAAGACTTGTTATTTGTACGTAATGAAATCAATGTTGACTTAATGGCTTCAGTAGATGACCAATTAGAGCAAGCATTGTTGACAGGTTCAGGAACAGGTAATAACTTGTCAGGTGTTTACACAACTGCAACAGCATGGTCAGCAGGTTCATTTGCATTGACTGTACCTGTACCAAATATTGCTGACGTTGTATTGACTGCAGTAGCACAAATTGAAAGTAATTACTTTAGTGCTAATTGCGTTGTTTTACACCCTCGTGATGTTGCAAGATTAAGTTTAACTAAGACTAATATTGGAGAGTACACTTATGGTTCTTTTGTTCAAAATGTTGTAAGTGGAACTCAGTTAATTGGAGGATTGCCAATTGTTGCTTCAGTATACATGACTGAAGGAACATTTTTAGTTGGTGACTTTACAAAAGCACACGTAAGAATGCGTAACAACATGAATGTTCAAGTTGGGTTTGTAAATGATGACTTCCAAAAAAACATGGTAAGTATCATTGCTGAATTAAGAGCAGTATCTTTTGTTAAAACTAACGACTTAAATGCGTTTGTAAAAGGTACTATTTCAACAGCAATTACAGCATTAACAAAACCTTAATAGTAACTAATTAATCTAATCTAAGATGGCTAAAAAGAAGAAATTGAACGTAAATATAGACACTCCAATTGTTGATGTTAATTATGACAGAACCGATTTAGGCGAAGTTGATGTAAAGATTGACACTAAGTTAGTAGACGCTCATTACACTAAGAATGTTTTAGGAGAAAAAAAACTTGAAATACTTGACGGAGATACTTACGACTTTGAAAGTAACGGCACAGACTCAAATCTGCCTAAAGGTAGTGTTTGGACAGTTACAGGAGAGTTGTTAAAAATCTTCCTCAAAAGAAAACTTGGTATAATTAAAAAGAAAAAATAAGATGCCTTTATTAGTATATTCAGATTTTGTCGGAAAGTTTGCATTGCATACCGGAATGTATGACCAAAGTAAATTGACCGATTATATTGTTAGGTACGAACAGAAGTATTTAACGATGTTATTTGGTCACACCTTATACTTGGAATTTATTTCAGATATTAGTAGTGTTACAAATGCTCCACAAAGTCCTAATTTTCAGTATGTGTTCAACCCCTTTCAGTTTGAAACAGGGTATAACGTAACATTGATTTCTGAAGGGATATTGGATATGCTAAAAGGTTTTATTTATTTTGAGTATGCTAAGGACTTAGTTAATCAAATGACACCGTTTGGTAATGTACTCCAAAAAAGCGAAAACTCAACAGTTGCAACGCCTTTATATTCAATGTATTACACAAGATATAATGAGTCAGTTACTACGTTGAGAGCAATTCAAAGGTATATTACTGAAAACTTTACTCAGCCAATAGGTCAATTAATTAGCATGACTAACTTGTTGACAGGTAATAATTTGTATTCAAGTAATCAGTTATGGACAGTTGCACCTATTGTTTTTAATAAAGGTGTAAAAAGATTTACTCTTATGTCGACAGGAACAGGTTATTTCGCAAGTACAAATGTTGCCGTAACAGGTGGTTCAGGAAGTGGTATGACTGTTTCATTTGCAGTTACAGGTGGAGGTAGTGGAGCAATTAACATTGCAACTATAGAGATTGTTAATAGAGGTACAGGTTATACTGCACTTGATAATGTTCAGATAACAGGAACAACGTATATTACTGCTGCGGTTATTACGATTAATGAAGTGTACCCTATTGGTGGTGGAACAGGTTGTTTAACAACTCAACAAACGTGGCCTATAGGTGCAATAAACCAATCGAATATCGTAACTGCAGGAACAACGTATGCAGTTGGAGACATTGTACCAACAATTGTTATTGCAGGTTCTCCCGGTAATAGTGGTACTATTCAAGTCTTAACTGTAAGTAACGTTGGTGCTGTTTTAACGTACAAATTTATTGACAATGGAAGTGGGTATAATGTAGGTAGTGTAATTCAGGGAGTAGCAGGTATTGGAGACGGTGCTTTAACGATTATTGTAACAAGTTTTTATCAAGGTCAAATAAAGCAAATTAATATCGCAAATGAAGGTCTTAATTTTATAGTTGGAACTGTAATTGGAATACCAAACCCTAATGGACTATTACCGCCGCAATACAATGCAGGAAACCCTACTTTTAACTTGTATACCGTAACGTATGCAGGTAAAGGAATTTGGAATACAATTAGAGGTAGAATAATGCAATTTGCTTATTGGTTATGAAAAGTGAAGTTTCAAAAGTATTTAAGACGTTAGTCAGTCAGTTAGATAACACTATTGATGGTGTGTATAACTCAGTATTAATGAGAACTTATGTATGTGAAACTAAATGGGCAAGAATTGGTAAAACTGTATCAAATTCGGTTGGGCAAGAATACTTAATTACCGACTTAGTCAACGACACTTATGTCGTGGGTGTGCCGACAGATAGCACGTACCCTCCACTTGACGGAATTATTTATTTGCCTGTGCCTTATTGGATCACAGGAACTAAAACTTCAGCCAATAGAGAATGGACCATAGCCGATAACAACTTGTTAGATAAAACGCCTTTAGTATGGCTACTTGAATTGATTAAATACAAGTCATTTGGTAAAGAAAGTACGTTAGAATTTGAAAGTAATTTGAGAGTGTTTATATTAGACGAAACCAATATAACAAATTTTTATGTAGAAGACCACAGAGAGCAAGTAGTTATGCCTATGCAAAACCTTGCCGATGAAATTGTTAAGTTAATTAACGAAAACAGAAAATTTCAACGTGTGTTAGACTATGAAATAAATTCGTTTAGTAGGTTTGGTTCAGAAGTTGAAAACGGAATGTTTAAAAATATACTTGACGCTAATTTGTCAGGTGTAGAATTGAGTTTTAGATTAGTAAAATACAAAGAAAATTGTAAGTGTTAAACAAGGCATGGTGTTCTTGTTTCACAAATTAAAAAAAATTAAAAAATAGAAATTATGGCATTAGGTTGCAATTGTACATCAGGTCTGTCCAATACAGGAAGACCAAATTGTATTCCGATACAGTCGGTTACAAGTAAATTAATTATGGTTCCTCTTTACGCAAATGACGGAACAAGAAATGGTATCAATTTAAGTACTGTTATTACAGGTACAACGTGGTCTGCATTAGTTAATAATGCTGACGCTTCAAAGAGGTGGTACCCAACCCCTTATTTTGAGAACGTTGAATTACCTAAAGCAGAGTCTAAATTTGAAGAAGCAAACTCAGGTAGAATGGTTTTTTTACGTCAAGGTAAAAGAAGTTTCTCAGGAGAACTTTGGGCAGATGACTCAAGTCCTACATTGTTGGGCAAACTACAAGGCAATCGTTGTGTAGATTTTGGTGTTTATATCGTGGATATTAACGGAAATTTAGTAGGTTCAAAAGAAGGTGGCTTCTTGTACCCTATTCCTGTTGACAATCCTTCATTTGACCCTGTTTACACGTTTGCTACTGATAGTACTGTATCAAAGATTGTTGTGAAGTTTGACTTTGACCAATTATTTGATGACGGAACTATGTATATGATAAACCCTACAGAAGGATTGATTGACTTTAATACATTGACAGGATTGTTAGACGTAAACATGACTAACATTTCAAATACTGCTTCAGCACGTGTATTCAAAGCATTCCTTGACTATGGAACTGCACTCAACCTTATCAAATTTACAGGTGGAGTATTAGCAGATTTTCAATGTATTACTGTTTCGACAGGTGTTACTTTTGCAGTTACATCAGTTGTAGAAAACGCAGCAATACCGGGTCAGTATACGTTGACAACA